AGGTGATAATAATGGTGGTATAATGACTACGGGAGTTAAGCAAAACCTACTTCTCTTATCCAACCACAGTCTGCAAGGGTTAGCCGTTGCTCCCACCGATATTGATTATCTAGTCCGTAGAATACCTCTTTTGTTAAAAACTCCAGATAATGAATGGATACCTAGTTTTGGTACACAAATATATAAGTCTTTATTTGATGTAAAAACTTATATTATAAAAACTAATGATAATGGTATATCAGAAATATCAATAAGAGGAATACCGCCAGTTAAAACAGATAGTCTTGGTCGAAAATGGATTAGTTGGGTAGATACGCCTCAAACTGACTTGAAAGAAATGAATGTCGCAGGTAAATTTGTATTTATAGGGGTTACAGCATCTGGTGTTATGCCACAAGTCGCTACACCTGTAGGCTTATTAGAACCACATAAAATACAAGCAGCACTTGCAGAGTCCATACTAATACAAGATAGTCCCTACATTCCTGAATGGTCGCTAGTTGCTGAGTTGGCAATATTTATTGCATTTGTTACTTGTGTTTGGTTTGCTTTACACCTGTTAGGTATTTCTTGGGGTATTATAGTTGGTCTTTTACTTATGTCTTTAAGTGGATTTATAGGTTTTTACTTTATACAAAGAGGTATTTTGGTAGATGTATCCTGGACACTTATATCAGAATTTATTACAGGATCTATAGCCTTTTATTTGCGATTTAGACAACAATACAAATTACGTCAACAAATCAAAAAACAGTTTGAACACTATCTTGATCCACGCCAAGTAAAAAAATTACAAGATGATCCTAAATCTTTAGTATTAGGTGGTGAGCGAAGATACTGCACGTTTCTTTTTACTGACGTTAGAGGCTTTACTGCTATGTCAGAACAATTAGAACCAGAGCAAGTAACAGAAATTATGAACAAAGCTTTAACGATACAAGCTGATGCGGTAAAAGAGTATGGCGGTATGGTTGATAAATACATAGGTGACGCTATGATGGCTATATTTAATGCACCAATAGACTTACCCGATCATGAAAATGTTGCTATTTTGTGTGCAAAACAAATACAAGAAAAAATACAGCAAGCTAATTTAGGTGTAGAAATAGGTATTGGCGTAAATACTGGATACGCTGTAGTCGGCAATATGGGTAGTGAAACTAGATTTGATTACACAGCTATCGGGGATGCAGTAAATTTAGCGGCAAGACTAGAAAGCTCCACAAAAGAAGTTGGTCGAGATATAGTTATAGGGTATGATACCGTAAAGAATTGCAATATATATGTTGATAAATTAAAAGACATATTTGTGAAGGGCAAAGAAAAACCTATACAAATTTATACGTTAGATAGTTATGACAAAAGCACAAGAATCACTTAATAGAATAGAAACTCACGAAAAAGAATGTCTTATACGATATAAAAATATTGAAAAAAGATTAGAGGATGGTTCGCGAAGATTTGATAAATTAGAAACTATGTTATGGGCTGTTTATCCTTTCATTCTAGCCTCAGTTGTTTTATCAAGGTTTTTATGAGCAAGGTTTTAATAGGTATTGTAGTGGTGCTATTGGGCATAACTTACTACCTTTTTACGCAAAATCAAACACTTACAGCAAATAATTTACAACTAGAAGGTGCCATAGCTACACAAGAAGAAGCTATACAAAGCTTACAAGACGACTTCAGTTTGCAAACTACCGAGCTAAACAATCTAGCAAAAAAAAATCAAGCAGCAGAACGAGAACTTAACAGATACGTTAAGTTTATACAAAATTATCAACTAACCTCCAAAATTCTAGAGGATCCTGTAGAAATGGAAAGGAAAATTAATAATGGCACAAAACACATTATGGAAGATATCGAAAAAATCAGCACTACTGTTGATGATCTTGATGACGGCCTCCAGTTGCAGCCTGCTTCCAACTAAACAAATAGAAGTAACTGCAAAACCACTTGAACGAACTATAGTGCAACCTGTTATGCCTCGCGAAATAGATTTACGTGAGCCTATGTGGATTGTAGTAACACCTGATAACGTTGATGAACAGTTAGCAAGAATAGAAAAACAAGAAGGTGAGCTTGTATTTTTAGCTATGACAATACCTGATTATGAAATTATGGCTTACAATATGCAAGAACTAAAAAGGTATATTAATGAACTTAAAGAAGTTGTTGTGTATTATAGGACAGTTACTACAACTAAAAAGGAGCAGTAATATGAAGATATCACAAGAAGGTTTAGCTTTAATTAAAAAGTTTGAAGGTTGCCCAACAGACGAAGATGGTAATGTTGTAAGTTATAGATGTGCAGCAAATGTTCCTACAATAGGTTATGGCTCAACTAAATATAAAGGTAAGCCTGTAGAAGACGGAATGAAGATTAGTATGCAAGAAGCAGAAGATTTACTTATTCATGAAATGGATGAATACGAAGGGTATGTAAACCACATGGTAAAAGTAGATATCAAACAAAATGAGTTTGATGCGTTAGTTGCCTGGGTATTTAATTTAGGCCCATCAAACTTTTCTAGCAGTACGTTATTGCAGAAAATTAACATAAAAGATTGGGATGATGTTCCAAATCAAATTAAAAGATGGAACAAAGCTGGCGGAAAAGTTTTACAAGGCCTCATTAGACGAAGAGAAGCAGAAGCTTTATTGTTTGAGGGCAAGGAGTGGCACGAGGTATAAAATGCCGTTACAAAAAACTATATTTAAACCTGGTATTAACAGAGAAGGAACTGCCTACGATAACGAAGGCGGATGGTTTGATTGTAACTTAGTAAGATTTAGAAAAGGTAGACCAGAAAAATTTGGTGGTTGGCAAAAATTATCATCTGCTACATATCTTGGTACTGCAAGAGCTTTGCACAGTTGGATATCTTTAGGCGGCACTAAATACTTAGGTGTAGGAACACATCTTAAATACTATATTGAAAGCGGAACTGTATTTAACGACATAACACCAATAAGACTTACCACATCAGCAGGTGACGTGACATTTTCTGCTTCAAATGGTGATGCTACTATTACTGTAGCTGACACCTCACATGGAGCTGTAAAGAATGATTTTGTTACATTTAGCGGAGCTTCCTCACTAGGCGGTAATGTTACTGCCGCAGTATTAAATCAAGAATATCAAATAGCAACTATAGTAAATGCTAATAGCTACACAATCGAGGCAAAAGATACATCTGGTACTACCGTAACTGCGAACGCATCAGATAGTGGTAATGGTGGATCATCAGTAGTAGGTGCTTATCAAGTTAATGTAGGATTAGATGTTTATGTTCCTGGAACTGGTTGGGGTATTAACGGTTGGGGTGAAGGAACTTTTGGAAGTACATCTGCTTTGAGTAGCACTAATCAACTTAGATTATGGACACATGATAATTATGGCGAAGATTTAATAATAGGTGCTAGAAATGGTGGTATTTTTAAGTGGACTGAAAACAATGGTGTAACAACAAGAGCCGTAGAGCTATCTGGTATTACAGGTGCAAACTTAGTTCCTACTGTTGGCTTACAAGTTATTACATCTGAAGTTGATAGACATTTAATAATATTAGGAGCTGATCCTATATCAGGTACATCAAGGACTGGTGTTATTGATCCTATGCTAATAGCATTTAGCGATCAAGAAAACGAGTTAGAGTTTGAGCCCTTATCAACAAATACCGCAGGGTCTTTAAGATTATCATCTGGTTCTAGTATTATTGGTGCAGTAAAAGCTAGACAAGAAATATTAATATGGACCGATACAGCACTATACAGCATGCAATTTGTTGGGCCACCTTTTACTTTTGCTGTAAATTTAATTAATGAAGGAACTGGTCTTATAGGACCAAAAGCAGCCGTAACTACACCATCTGCGGTATATTTTATGAGTTATAACAACTTTTATTTTTACAACGGTTCTGTAAACACCCTTCCTTGTTCAGTACATAATTATGTATTTGGTGATATAAATCTTACACAATCTTTTAAAATTAATGCTTTTACTATTAAGGATAAAAATGAAGTAGGTTGGTTTTATTGCTCATCTAGCTCATCTGAGATAGATAGATATGTTATCTATAATTATGCAGAAAATTTATGGTTTTATGGCCAACTAGTTAGAACAGCTTGGCTGGATTCTGGTATAGAAAATTATCCTAGAGCCGTAAGTAGTGGTTATTTATTTCAACAAGAAATAGGATTTAATGATGACGGTTCACCTATGACAGGTGTATTTATTGAAAGTAGTGACTTTGATTTAGATGATGGTGAAAGGTTTGCATTTGCTAGAAGAATAATACCAGACTTTAAATTTATACAAGATCCTAACAACGGATCAGTAAATGTAGTAGTAAAAACAAGAAACTTTCCAAGCGATACTTTAGCAACTAATTCTACTAATGAAGTAACTAGCACTACCCAACAATCACATATAAGAGCTAGAGCTAGACAGATGGCCTTACGTATAGAAAGTAATGATGATGCAACAAATGACGGTAATTTAAGTATTGGATGGCGTTTAGGAGCCACAAGGATTGATATAAAGACAGACGGTAAAAGATGAGTAAGTTGTTACAAACGCAACTTCCATTAGCACAAACGGATGTGACTCCTGACGTTTTTAACCGTCTTATTAGACTATTGGAAATAAATTTAGGCTCAGTTGACCTAGACAATACGCGTCAAGTAAGCGAAAATGAGCTGAATACTATAAATTTTAATGCTGGTAGTATTATTTGGAATACAACATTAGAAGTATTACAAGTATATACTGGCAATAAATGGCTAGATATAGGGACAAGACTTGTAGATGATGGTTTACAAGCAACAAGTACGTTAGGTAAGGTTACTGTTAAAAATAATGGTGCTACATCTATAAAACTTGCTAATTTTGGAAAATAATAGATACTTTATGTATCTGCAAACAACTTAGTTAAGCTATGGAAAAAGACGTACAAAAATTAATAGACGCAGGACAACAGGAAGACTCAGTAATTGTTCATGCCGCACCAGGCGAGATGGTAGTGCCTCCTGTCATATCAGAACAAACCCAACAAATGATCAACCAAGATATGCAATCTGTAGGATTAAATCCTGCTGAGTATATGATTGGTCAAGGATCAGTAAATAATCTTACAGGTTTACAAGAGTTTGGATTCTTATCTAAATTATTTAAAAAAGTTAAAAAGGTAGTAAAAAAAGTAGCACCTA